CGTCTTCCATACTTGGAATAAGGTGCACAGATGCAGTCCACTCTGGAGTGAAGTATGGAAGGATCTGTTCTACGATCTTCGTTCCATCCTCGGCATTCTTAACGATGATTGACATCTGGAAGGAGATGTTATAAGGAACCGGTTGATACAGACTTTTGTTATTCTTTATCTTACGATTTAGTGTATTGAGTTTGCGTTCACCGTCATACTGAAATGTTGTCATCTCGAATGAGATACGTGGAACTGTGATAGCAATCTTGTTGTCTAGATCCGGGTTACCTTCTAGACGAGCCAAGAACTTTTCCTTTGGGCCATACGACAATGGAACCTTCAAGGTCTGAATTGTTTCACCGGCAGTATCTTGTCGTGTGACATAGATGTTATTGAAAACCGTTCCGAAAAGGATTACATATTTTCTTAGTGTGTTGTGATGAAATGTACTACCGAACATTTTAAATTTTCCCTTCACTGAAAGGATCAATTTGTGACCAATCAAGAATTGCTTCGCCCTCGAGTTGGAACTCAGTATTATCCTCGTACGAATCACCGGCTTGTGTTTCAAAATCATAACCACTCTGAATGATTTCAAACCCATCTTGATCTACGATAACAAAACCGTCGTTTGTAAGGAGACCATATGTCTCCATAACAATACTGTTTTTCTTTTCAATACTATCGATTGCTTCAATGCCGGTATTTAGTTTTTCTGAACTGTACTCAAAGATCTCACACGTAAGATCATACATTTGAATAGAACCCATCTGATAGAAGATAGGTGTCTTGTTCACATACTTAATTACCATGATACGATCGACCATAGGAATATAGATTAGATCACCTTCGCGCGGACGAATGATTCCTTCTAGACTGCCAACCTCGTTCATAAAGTTACGAACAGAGACAGTAAGTGTCATCTGGTCTCTAATTTCTAGATTGAACTTCGAAAGGAATGTTCCATCACCCTCATAGGTATCGTAGCTACGGATGTATAGATCGATGTAGTAGGAGTTGTTATATTCGGATAGTGCATCCTCTCCGTAGATATCATCTTTGGCTACCAATGTTCTAGGGCAATAATACATATCATGGCCATAGATCTTGATAGATTCCATGACCAAGTCTTCAATCAGGACCTGCTCCTGGCTGTTCTTGAAATTTTGAAAGTAAAGGTTAGTGCCCAAGATATTATCCGATCATATCAAGAACCGGAAGGGAGAAACTAGAAATCATTTCCTGTTCCATCTTGGTTCTTGCATCAACCGCATCGTTGTAGATCTTCTCACCATTGAACTGAACACCGCCCGGCAGATTCATGCCAGTGAACTTAGTGAGATTTGAACCCCATTGTTCTTTAATTAACACAGTTGCATAGTTCTGAAGCCAACGATCATTCCATGCATCTGTGTACACGTTCGGATCTATAACTTCATATGCTTCTACCAGTAGAAACATTCCAACTTTGAGTGTATTCCAGTCAGTATCGATATAGAGTCTATTCTTATGACGAGCATAACGAATTGGTTGTTTACCAACAAGCATCTCAGTCAGAAGTGCCAGATGCTCCATAACCATATAGTACGGAACAATTGACACGTTTGTCAGAGTATAAAGATCGTTCAAGGCAATCTGGTAACGGATGTTGAAAAGATCATCGGCGCGGACAGATGGATCGCCCATTGAGAAGATACTTACTGCACCAATAATATTCTCAGGCAGGGTGATATACTTATTGAGCACATCTGTTTCTGTTACAATGTGCTTGTAATAAATCTTATCGGAACCATCAAAGTGATAGTCCCAGTAGTAGCGAATAGCCTCATCGATACGATCATCTACTTGGTCGTCGTCAACGTTGATTTCAATTACTGGAGCTCCGAGTTTACGAAGGCAATACTGTTTGAATGTTTCTTTTGTAGTTGGTGCTGCCATGGTAACCTCTTTTGCTTATATTTATAATACGCCCATGCTCATTATTAGATGTACAAAATCCCAGAAGTGTGTATAATGAATATATCAATTGTGAACAGATATCATGTTAGTGTATTACTATTAAAACGATTCAAAATCTACTTGTATATCTGCGGATGCTGTAACACCTCCACTTGTCACAGTACAACGGTAGACACCTGACTTGTATTGCTCGGCAACTAAATTGGTAGTGAATGTGGTTGATGCAGATGTCGAACTGTTGATTGTATAACTGCTACCAGATACATATGTCCAAGCATATGTATATCCTCCAGCACCACCGGTACCACTACCTGTGGCAGCAGCACTAGTAACACTACCTGCGCCCGATCGCGTGGTATACAAACTTGATGGGCTAATAGTTATAGCCAGTGCATTGGATTTACCGTACAGGTTTGACAAGGAAATAGTACCGGACGGTACACCAGCTAGCGTTCGAACGTTTGTCTGATTCAAGGAGATATTCGTCGTCGACGATAGTCCAAGCTCAACATTGACGTTAGCTAGTGATATAGGTCCGGTACTAGGAAGAGTCATGTGTTACTGTTGAAGCTGTGCTTGTGCCTGTTGAAACAGTTTCTTAAGAAGTGGATCAACTACGCGGTGTGGAAGTTCTTGTAGTCCACCCATCATAAGATTCAATTCATTGATATCAACTGTAAGAGTTACAGTAGGAACCGGTTGAGTCTGCTGATTTTCATCAAGCTTTGCATCTAGTTCTGGATTAGTAGCCATAATATATTCTCCTAATTATGTATTTGCGATTGGGGTTGGTGGTATTACAGGTTCTTCACCTGGTTCTGCCCATGGTAGGGCACTTGAAGCAACATCGACCATTGGTCTTACGATTGCATCAATCTGTTTCTGGATCTGCTCATCAATATGAGTTTTGTATCCAGAGTTGTTATTTACTACATCTTGGATCCAACTAAGAACCTGAGTCTCTGTCAGATCTTCGTATGTAGTAAAATTATCGGCATCCACCATATCTGGTTCAAAGGGCGTTGCGCCGCTGAATGTTCCGGCATTGCCGTATACATCGATCCCCTTGCATTCCCAGTATGTCTGGACGATGATATCATTAAGTTCTGCAGAAGGATCGTCCTGCTTCTTCAGACTTGTAATTTTCCACGTGTATGCGAATGTCATATTAACCTCTGTTCGAATGAGTTGATTTTGGTTTCAAGTTTATTTATATGAGCTTGTTGTTCCTTGATTGCTTCAATTAGAAGCGGTATAATCTTTTCTTTATCTACGGTTAGATAATCACTATCAAATCCAGCAATGTCTGTAGCGTTGTTGTTAAACGGTGCAGTCTTAACAGCATCAGGAATTACAGCTTGAATTTCCTGAGCAATAACACCCGTTTCGTGCATTTGTTGTGGAATAAAACCGATATCTTGAATATTTTCAACCCAATCGAATTCTACTCCATTGATCTGCATTAGCTTATCAATAGCATTACTGATAGGTATAATATTTGTCTTCAGTCTTCTGTCAGATGCATATGCAGTAATGTTACCAGTAGCAATTATACTACCATCGCCACCAGACAACCAAACTCTAGCATTGCCATCAGAAGCAACATACATACCCCATCCACTATTGCCTGATGGTAAAAATGAACCGCTGGCTGTAAACCCGATACCATACATATTACTAAGAGTAGTTGCGGCTGGCTCGTAACTTGAACCAATCGTATAGATTGGGCTTGTTTGGCCTTCACTACTTCCGATATTATTATACCCCCCACGAAGATGGCCAGAGCTATGAGTACGTCTTATGTAAACATCAGCTTGTATAGCACCAACACGCATACTTGTATAGCCGCCCCCAGCAGACCATCCTAAAGTACTAAACCAGTTATCAGTATCTAGGCCAAAGTGTGCGCCATATTGGCCTTCTCTATGGAAACTGATATTACATGCACCACTTGCAGCATTATTAATTTCAAGTTGTCGGGAGTTACCAGTGCCAAGACTGATACCGCTTTTGCGTATTGTTAGAGCATCAAACGCCGAGTTACTAGCTGGGTCACAATAATATCCGCTACTATCAGCATCTGTAAACTTTGTTGCAAATAACTCACCAGTATAACTAACACCATAGGTAGCAACGGCATACCAAGAGTTGAATATACCAGCATCACCTTGTCTGGTACGATAAGACAACTTATTTCCGTTACCCGAATAAGGCGCATTTAGCTGAAGATCATATCCACTACCGGCACTTAGTCTTACAATTGGTCCAACATGCGGGGCATTGACGGCATAGGTAAAGCCTGTTGCGTTGTGATCCATTGTATTGGCATCAAGGGTAAAACCTTGATAATACATTGCGTATGTGGTCGCGCGGCCACCAAGTGATAAAGTATTTAAAACAGAATTACTTGCAGCATCAATATAATATGCAGTATTATTACTATCGTAGAAGATTGGTGCTCTCATAGAACCAGTGGCAGTAAAATCTCCTCCAGTTGTAAGAGATGCGCTAGTAGCATATCCTGTCTGATTGCGGAAAAGTATAGTACCGGTATGATCAATATAATTAATGCTTGATGCGCTTAGGTTCAATTCACCAAAAAGACTAAGAGTACTTAAAACACTTTCCGAGGCCGGATCAACATAGTAAGCTCCATTGTCAATGTCATACATGATTGGTGCTCTAAAGGAAGTTAATGACCTTACATTATTATCCCCGCGCCCAACTGTAAAAATAAGATTGGGACTTGCAGCAGCATTAAGAGAATTATCATAAAAAGCTGTTCCACCATAAATAGCTCCCGCACCAATTCTTATACCGGTATGCCAACTGAGAGATAGTTTAGTGTGTCCACTATAATCACCGTGTGTCAGATGTATCATGTAATATGGTTCGTTATCGCTCCGATATCCCCATGTAATTCCAGACTGGCCAGTCTGTGCCTGTGAGGGATCTCCACCATATGTCGACATATTAAGATGTCTAGTTGTACCTGACCCGGCCCCGGTCTTGAATAGAAATGTTCCATCGCCTACATTTACTTGATCAAGACTGATAGCATTCATCCTGCTTGTACTATCTGAGTCAACATAATAAGCAGTGTTATTACTATCTTTAAAGATACCAGCATATAAATCAGATGTATTGCCAGAGTTATAGCCTAGTGATGGAAATTCATAGAAAGTTCCATATGATGTTGCGGTAGATTGTTGAGTGGTAATCCACATTCTTGGAGTACCCTGTCTAGAGAAGTGCAAAGCACACATATCTAGAACATCACCACCCGCATAACCATTAATCCATAAAGTATCAGCCCATACAACAGGCATGGCTGTCATTGCTACTCTAAGACCAATGCTCTGCCCAAAGTACTGTTGTGGATTTGTTTTTTGACCACTATCATAACGAGTAGGTAAATAAGTGGAATAACCAGTAACACTACCGGTAATAGCTTGATTAACAGTTAGACCATATAAGTTAGAAGTACTGGCAGGATCGATGTAATATGCAGGATTATCACTATCATAGAAAACAGGTGCTCTTACATCTAAGGCTGTAATTCGCCCATTTGATCCATCTAATGCAATTACGTTTGTGCCATTATATGTACCGCCGTTGATGTATACACGAGAGCTTGTAGTGCCCCCGTTACTACCCCAACCAAAAATACCACTAGAGTTAAGAAAATTACTCGATCCTGTCCATATACCATTTGTAAATGAGGCACTTTGGTTAATACGAAGATAACCATCAGCAGTTTCGAGAGCTGTTTTACCGTTACCAGAAAGCGTGTTGATGTTGGTTGTGCTGGCTCCGTCAAAGAAAAAAGCAGTGTTATCACTATCTTTGAAGATAGGCGCGTGGATCGAACCGGTATGGGACAATATAGTTGCATTGGCAGACATATAGTTAGTGGTACCGCCATACCACTTAAACCCGCCGGCGTCTGTAATCAGATTAGTAGAAAACCACACGGTGGCGTTGTCAATACCAATAGCATATCCAGTAGAACCAGCACTGACGCTATCATAAAGAACTAATTTAGTACCAGCACTATACGATGTAAGCGTGGGAGCAGCAACACCACCGGTGCCCCAGGTTATACGATTTGAAGTTCCATTTGAAAGTGATACAGCACTACCACCAGAACTAATAGTCAACTGAGAACTGTTAGCAATAAAACTAGTACCAACTGTTAGCATCGCCGAATTAACGCTAGTAGATACGTTAGCAAACCCGGTAATGGTAGTATTACCCATTGCTGCAGTTGTTACACCAGAGAGCGCACCAGCAACTGCTAATGAAGATGAAGTATTTAAGTGGCCATTTGAGAAAATTGTAACAATATTAGAATTGTTTGAACCTAAATATAAATTACTCGGTGAGTTTGTTGGTCTGATATATGCATTAGTATCATCACCCTGCATAAGAAGGTTGCGCGAAGCGATATTGCCAATAACGTTAGCAAAGCCAGTAATTGTTGTGTTACCCATTGCAACCGTGCCAGCAACGACCAACTTACTATTTGGAGCAGTATTGCCGATCCCAACGTTACCAGTAAGTGTAATACGCATACGCTCACCAAAAGTAATTGCACTCCCAGCTGTTCCGCTAGAAGCACTATACCAAATATGATTACCCCCAGTTGATGCGTACTTAGTGGCCGAAGACCCAGTATGAGTATAGTTGTACCCAGCGGTATAGCCACCAGCAGGAGGTAAAGCGTTGTTTAGTATTTCTAGGTTTTGAAGGTCTGTGTCAACTGCTTGAAAAAGGAAAGTTCCAGTTGCACCAAAACTTTGTTTAAGTTGAATAGATTTACCATATCCAGCAACAGGTTCAACATTAATACCAAGGTTTCCAGAGGCGTCGAGGCGCATCTTCTCCAAGCCGGACACCATGAACCGCGTCAGCGACCCGCCAATTAGCAACGGCTGATAGGTCGCTTCCGTGTTGTTGACCGCATCGACAACCGTGCCGGTAGCAGCAATCGACTGCACCCGCAAAGCGTAAGACGCGCCCGCAAAAAAGCTGCCCGTCACGCCATCTGCGGCCACAACATGAAGTCTATACGCTGGCGAACTCGTCCCGATACCAACATTACCATTCGCTACAATATAAGCAGCGGTACCAAATGTGGCGGTATTGGTAGTTGTTACAATGTTATTAACAGTTAGTTGACCCGCTCCTGTCAAATTTAATACTGCACTCGTACCTTGTGATATTCCAAATATTGTTGCAGCGTTGCCTAAGGAAGTATCGCCTAAATATAATGTTTGTTCAATACCCCCCTGCTCATTTCTCAATACAACAGCACTATTGAACTCAGAAGTAAATCCATACCCGTCAGGACCATATATTAATGCGCCGCTGTCTGACGTGGAGGCATTGTTACCAAATTTTATTGAGCCAGTAACAGTAGTATTGCCGGCTGCAAGTGTTGTGATACCAGATGCTGCACCTGCAGCTACAAGAGATGAAATAGCAAGAGGTTGAGAGTTTGTCGACCAACGATCATTTGTTTCATCCCAGATAAACTGTGCATTAGCAGATGTACCACGCATAATCTCAATGCCAGCATTCTCTGTAGGAGGGTTAGCTCCCAGATCAGCATTGAGTGTAACGATATTATCACCAACCTCTAATGTTGTTGTATTGATATATGTTCTTGTACCAGAAACAGTCAAGTTCCCAGTAAGTGCTAGGTCTGTAATTGATAGTGCCGAGTTAACATGAATGCCTGTAGTATTAACGGTCAGTGTTGAACCGGTTACAACACCGATCGTACCAGTCGTTGTAATAGGTCCACCAGAAAGTCCAT